AGGCTCGTCTCGCAGACCGCAAAGGCCGCTTTGTTTGGTCGGCCATGCCGCACTCAAAAAATGACGCCCTTATTGGTTTGTGCGAGCGAGCAGACCGCGCTATCGAAGAGAATGTTCCAAACCCAATCATCAAGAAGTTCACGTTCCGCTTCTTAGATAACAACTTTATTGACGAGGAGGAGAAGCGTAAGAACATTGAGCGGTGGAGTGCTCTCGGTGCAGACGAGCTTCGCATGCGTGCGGAGGGCGAGTTCACCACGGAGTCCACGCTTATGTACCCAAACTTTAACCAAGCGGTACACATCCTCAAGCGGGAAGAGATGCCGCAGGTGCCGGATGACTGGACCCGCTACGTTGCAATCGACCCCGGACACGCCGTCATGGCAAGCATTTTTGCGGCCGTCCCGCCTGACGACTCGTTCCTTCTGATCTACGACGAGCTTTACATCAGAAACTGTAACGCCCTCATCTGGGGCGAAGAGTTTGAGAAGAAGTGCCGTGGCCAAAACTTCCGCTCGTTCATCATGGATATGCACGGTGGCACGCTGCGTGACCTTGGCTCAGGCCGACTGCCTCATGAGTTGTACACGGAGGAACTACGCAAGCGAAAGATTCGCAGCATAGCCACAAACTACAGTTTTGTGCCCGGCTCCGACGACATCATGGCTCGCACAAACCTTGTGCGACAGATGATGCACATCCGTGGCGATGGCAGCGTCAGGCTGAAAATACTAGAGGCTGCGTGCCCAAACCTCCTGCGGGAGATTAAGCGGTATCGCAAGAAGACGACAAACGTAAACGGGCAGGTGTACGTGACCGACGTGCCGTACACACGCGGCGACGTTCACGCCGTCCAGTGCTTGGAGTACATGTGCGCCTACGAGCCCAAGTACTTCCCGCCCCCCAGATCTGTCGGCCCGGACCCTTGGTGGGTCAAGTGGCTTGAAGACCGCAAACGACGCCAGCGGGACGAAAACAACAAAGGCGTCAATCTAGGCCCCGTGAAGAGTGAATGAAATGAAACCGTTTGATATGCCAGAGGTCCGTCTTGGCGACTGGGTCCACTATTACGCCCATGAGGGCGCCGACCCGGCGATTGGCCTAGTGTCTCAGGTTGGCCAGCGTGCGGTCGTCCTGTGGGTTCTGTCGCCTGGGTACGGGGGCTCTGATCGCCCGTCTGTCCACCACTCCTCAGACCCAGGCCTGGAAGAGTACCCGGAGTGGAAACGGTACGGGACTTGGGAGCACAAGCCCCGTGACCCACAGATCGCAATTCTGTCAGAGAAGGTGGCCGCACTGGAAAAGAAGATTTCGGCCATTGAACCACGCAAAAAGGGACAGTAACCCTACATGGACGACAACCCTCTCAGACCGATCTGCAAGCAGTGGCTTGAGAAAATCAAGCTCGCTGAGAAGCACAAGAAGCCGTTTACGGAAGATGCTCAGGAGGCGATGTCCTTCTTCTGCAGCGACCCTGACGCAATGTGGGGCTCCAAGTACTTCTCCAAGTACTCACGCGGCATCGACCCGCCGGAGTTCAGGATGCAGATCAACCGTGTCTGGGAGGCCGTCCGGCTCTTCACGGCGGTGATTCACCACCGAAACCCAACTAGGACTGTGACGCCGAAGGATTACCCAATCATCGGCCCACAGCTCCTGGGGATTTTCCCGCAGCCCCCAGTCCCTCAGATGGGGCCGGACGGCCAGCCGGTGGTCGGCCCAGACGGCCAGCCGGTGATGATGCCAGACCCTGGCATGCAGCAGTACCAGCAAATGCTACAGCAGCAGCAGCTGATGCTGGAGAGACGGAAGCTCGTATCCTCGTTGCTGCAGGAGTACCTGAACTACACGCCGAACGAACTGAACCTTAAACAGCACTCCAGAAAGGTTGTTGAGGAAGCGTTCATTAAGGGCGGGTCAGTTTGGTGGCATGAGCTGTACCAGCCGCCCGGCTCGGAACTGAAGATGGCCGGCAGCTTCTTCGACTCGGTAGACAACCTCGTCTGGGACCCTGACGCAGACGAGTTTGAAGACATCCTCTGGTGTGCCCGCAAGCGAGTTCATCCGGTCGACTACGTTGCCAACAAGTTCAACCTTAACCGTGAAGACCTGCGTGGCAGCGGAGAAAGCTACTCCTCTCAAGCTGGGGAGAGCGAGCGAGGTTACAAGCACAAGAAGAAGAACGGTAAGACGAACGACCTTATTACCTACTGGGAGATCTACTCAAAGACGGGCTTTGGCGACCGCCTTAAAGACGGCGACAAGGAACTGCGTGGCAAGTTTGATGCCCTTGGGCCGAACTGCTACATCGTTGTAGCCGAGGGGGTCGACTTTCCGCTCAATGCCCCCCCGGCCATATTGCAGGAGGAGGTAGACGACAGCGGCATACCTCAGACGCTGTTCATCAACGCCCAGTGGCCCATCCCTTTCTGGGCGGAGCCTAACGGCTGGCCATTCACTCTTCTCGCTTGGCACGGCAAGCCTGGTTACAGCTGGCCCGTGTCGCTTATCAGGCCGGCAATCGGTGAGCTGCGGTTCATCAACTGGGCGATGTCGTTCCTCGCCACTCGGATTGCCACGTCATCGCAGACCCTGGTCGGGGTGGCCAAGGCAGCCGACCCTGACATTAAGTCGAAGATCCTAGAGAAGGCCGAGGGCGGCTTTAAGATTGTCGAAATCAGCGAGGCAATAGGCCGCAGCGTCAACGACGTGATCAGCGTGTTCCAGATGCCTGGTGTCACCCAGGACATGTACCAGATCATCGCTGAAGTTACGGCCCTATTTGACCGCCGTGTGGGCTTAACAGAGCTACTGTACGGGCTTTCACGTAACCAATTTAGAAGTGCTGCAGAAGCACAGGTGAAGGCGGAGCAGATTTCTGTCCGTCCAGATGACTATGCAAACCAGCTGGAAGATGCCTTGTCGGAGGTCGCCCGCAAGGAAGCGTTGATGGCGAGGTGGCTCATCTCACCGGAGGACGTTGCCCCGCTGCTCGGCCCGATGGCGGCCCAGGCGTGGCAGATGCACGTCCTCAACGAGGCTCCCGACACCATTGTCCGTGAGTACAGCTACCGCGTTGAGGCGGGCTCGGCACGCAAGCCGAACATCGCCAGCAAGGTTGAGAACCTCAACAACGCCATGCAGATCATTATGCCCGTCGCACAGGGGCTTCTGCAGGCCGGCAAGCCCGAACTTTTCAACGCCATGCTGGAAGACTGGGGGAAGACGATGAACTTCGACATCTCCCGCTACTTAGTTCCTCCTCCCCCTCCCCAGCCTCCAGAACAACCGCCTGGCGAACCTCCCCCGGAGCAACCTGAGTGATACCGCAGCACATCAAAAACTTAGGCATCAGCGCAGTCGAAACATACAAGCTAGCTCTCCCGCACGGCGAGAAGTGGGCGGAGATGTGCGCGTTCCAGGTCGCACCAGGCTCCCTGGGCTCTGACAGAGCTTTTATGGAGGGCCGATACAACAACCAGCAGCTGGACAACATGCCCAAGCGGCAAGCGGACTACATCACCAAAGAAGCCAAGCAGGCTGGCGTGGATATATCCGGCAAGTACTACGTCGGCGGCCTTGCTGACAAGCGAGGCTGGAAAGATCCAGAGGCGTGGGTTTCAGGCGTGGACGACATTAAACGTGTCGCACAGAAGCGTCGTCTCGCCGTCCAGGGCATTTACAATTATGACCCCGGCCCCGCAGACCCGAAGAGGTCTGTGCTTAACGAAAAGATTGTCCAGAAGGAGGTTCGCCGTTTGCGAACTGCAAACAAAAAGGCCAGCGACAGCGAACTGAGAGACAAGGTCATTGAGAAGCACGCACTCAAAGGGAAGGGACGATGAACGCTATTGAACGCCGCTCAGGCGGAAACTCGGTTATCACAGCGAACAGCTCTGCCGCAACAACTGCCGGCAGCTTTCCGTACGACCGCTGGGCTTCCGGCATCATCACCATTGCTGCGACCAACGGTGTGACGCAGATCAACTGGCATGCCGCCCCAGCATCCGGCGTGGCGCCTGTCCAGGTCTACGACTCAGGCAATGCCGTGACTACTGCGGTTACTGTTGGTGCCCACCCAGTGCCGGACGCCTGCTTTGCTGCGGCGTACGTCTGTCCGGTCATCTCTGGTGCATCGACAATGTCTATGACCGTAACGGTGAAGGGATGAAGCGTGATCCAATCGCCGTATTCGTCGCACTCCTTGCGGTGTTTGGCTTTTTTATCGCCGCATCAATGGTCGCCCTCATAAGGATGAGTCAATGAGTTTTCCGAATCCGCTACGAACTGTCGACAAAATCAATCGGTCGAAGACTGCCGCTGATTGGACGGCTGGCAACTACCAGCTGGCCAAGGGTGAGGTTGGCTACGAAACCGACACCGGCCGGAAGAAGATCGGTGAGGGCAAGGCGTGGAACGACACCGACTACGCGCTTATCGGCACAGGCATCGACAACATCGTCGCCCTGACGCAGGCGGCGTACGACGGACTGACGCCTGACGCCAATACCTTGTACGTGATTACCGACTAAGGAGGACCAGATGACAGACGAAGATCGCATCCGAATGCTGCTAATGTCCGTCCAGGAAACGCCGATGGGTATGGCTGCAATGCCGCTCACTGAGGAAGACAGGAGTCGCTTTACTCCTCCGGTTTTCGGCGGCCCGGCTGGTCCGTTTGGCGCTCCGCCTACAGAACGCAATGTCTACGGCCGACCAGCACATCGCCGTGGCGCTCCGCCAGCTCCACGCAGCAACCCTGTCGGCATAGACGGCGAGCCGATGGCCAAGGGCCGCAAGTACAACGGCGTCCCACTTAACTGACCCCAGAGAGAGGCTTTACGGCTATGGGACTGACCCTTGGCGATGTCGTCGCCAACTTAAAGGTTGGATCGTCTCAGGTGCGAAAGATGTACCGTGGCTCTGCGTTTGCGGCTGGCCCCGTTGCGTCCGGCGGCACAGAGACGGTCATCTCGCAGGGCGGCAAGTTCTACAAGGTTCACACTTTCACCAACGTCGGCAGCAATACGCTGACGTTCAGCCGTGGCGGCGACGTTGAGTATCTCATTGTTGGAGGCGGCGGTGGCGCTGGGCGTACTTTTAGCAGCAGTGCTGCCGGTGGTGGCGGGGGCGGCGGTCTTCTGACGAACGCTGGGTTTCCATCGAATGCAGCCAAAGATATTTACGAGATAGTTGTAGGTGCAGGAGGTGCCGGGAGGGATGCGTTTAGCGGCAATGGAGAACCTGGAGGAAACTCCTCTGCGTTTGGTGCTACAGCATCCGGCGGCGGCGCTGGCGGTGGCGGCGTTGTCAACGGCGGACCTGGCGGCTCCGGTGGCGGTGGCAGTGGAGATCAGTCGTCGCCTAGCACGGGCGGCTCAGGGATTGCAGGACAAGGGAATGACGGGGGTGATGCGTCTACGTCGCGTGGTGGTGGTGGCGGTGGCGCCGGCGCTTCCGGCGGTGCTGGTGGTGGAGCCGCCGCCGGATCTGGCGGCGGTGGTGTTACTAACTCGCTAAACGGGTCGTCAATAGGTTACTCCGGTGGTGGTGGTGGTGGGGCATACACTCCCTATGCAGCCGGATCTGCTTCCGACGGCGGCGGGGCGGGAGCAACTGGCGGCGCTGGCGCCGCTGGACTTGCAAACAGCGGCGGTGGCGGCGGCGGAAGCGCTAACGGCGGCGCTGGTGGCAATGGCGGCTCAGGGGTTGTCATCGTTCGCTATGAAATCACCGAAGCCGAATACGATGCGGAGGTCTGATGAGAGCCACTTTTGATGTAGCGTCTCGCTCTTTTTCTGTTGACGCAGGTGAGCCACAACTGTTTGGCGATGTGCTGACGGCAGCGATTGACCGGCATGGCAATGTCGTCCCGCTGCGAGGCGTGTCGTTTGGGTTCTCGCTCACCGTCAATGGCAACATAGCCAGCGAGAAGGCGTGGCCCCCTGAAGGCGTTCGCTACAGCAAGACAGACCAAGACACATTGGCATCGTATCGCCTTCAATGGCAACCGGAAGACGAAGTGCAGGTCGACTGCTGGCTCGTTGATGCTGCGGGAGAGAGGCACACGGCAACAGCGTCATTCACGGCACCACCTCTTCCGCCGCCAGACGACGAACCACCACAGCCATAAATCACTACTCTACGGACGTTTGCTGCACGCATTAACAATGACAGACATGGTATAAAAGCGGATGACGAGGCTGCGTCAACAACCTCGCCATCCTAAGTC